GTACGACTCTTCGCCGAGCGTCCCGTGCTTGATCTCGCCATCCGGCGCGACCTGTTGGTACTGGTTGACGCCAGTCAGGCGGTACGACGTGACGGTCTTGAAATCCCGCACGTTACGAACGGCGCAGATGTTGCGCCATACGCGCTCGGTGAAGTTGTACCCGTCGAGCATGAACTTGTTGGCGACGTTCGACAGGATGCCGTCAATGTCGACCGTCGAGAACCCGGCCCGAACGTCGCGCGAAAACGCGGCGCGGAAGATCATCTCCCGGTCGCGGAACGTCCGGCCGGTGTAGCCGTTTGCCCACGCGGCCTCAAGCAGCAACTCCTGGAGCCCGATGCGACCCCGGAAGCGCTTATGCGCGGCGTCCAGCACCTCGGCGGAGTATTGCTTTTCCACGTTGGTCAGCCTGCCCGCCACGGCGCAGGCGCACTCAAGCACCTTGTCCGTCACGTCGCCCTGGGGCGACCCGACGGCGGGGGCCTTCGGCCTGGAGGCCCGCAAGATTTCGAGTTCCGTTTTCGTGGCGTCCCATCCCTCGCGGATCGCCTTCGCGGCAATCTCGGGATGCCCATGCGTCAGTTTCTGGACGGCGACGATCCGCTCCGCCTCCGCGGCGGCGTTGGCGCGAATCGCGGCCACGCCGTCAGCCTGGACCTTGACGTCGGCGTCGGCCTTGGCCTTCGCGGCGGCAGCGTCGGCCTTGGCCTTCGCGGCGCCGGCGTCGGCGGCATCGGCGGCCGCAGCTCGGCGTCGTACTCGGCCTGCAACTCCGCCCTCTGGGCCTCGGCGAGGCCGGCGGCCTCGATGCCGCGATCCTTCAACCATGATGTGAAGTCCATGTCTGAGTCTCCTTTTGGTGCGGCGTTTGCCGCTATGCGCGCCGCGGTAGAATCATCAGCGCCGTTCCCTACGAAACTGACCTCTGTCAGGGATGCTTTCCGAATGACCTTCACAGGACCAACGATCTCCCGACCATTGACCTTGACCGTTTCGCCCTTGTCGACGAAGTCGGTCCTGAGTGCTGTGGCTCCGATGGATGCCTGCCACGAATATCCATTGTCGGCGTCGGCGACGACTGCCTTGGCCTCGGGGCTTACCGAAGATATGACGCCCGACACCTTGAGGACACCGCCCTCGATCTGCATGGAGTCAATTTCGCCCACGCGGGCGGACGAATCGTGATCGAGGTACGCCTTAGCTCCCGCCCGAATCGTAAGGCCCGACAGGTCGACAACAACCGGATAGTCCCACCACGCAATGCGCATAGGACCGCCCGAATAGGCATCCATGTTGAACCGGCGAAGTTTCGGCTTGCCGGATGCGTCTGCCGCCGAAGCCTCAAGATTGGCAGAGGCTACGAATTGTACGTCTTTATTTCGGATAGGCATTTGATTATGATTCCAAGTAAAAACTTCCCTTGACTCGTCTTGCGCCGCGCGGACTTGTCTCGCTATGCCACATCGCGTCTAGTCACGCCGGGAATCATCCTGGTCGTCGCCCTCGCCGTCGCTCTCGTCGTCGCCTGCCCCATCATTCGCCGGCCCCTTCGCCCGCGGCGCCGCCGCGTCAGTCGACAGGCCCAGTTTCTTTTTCAGCGCCTCTTCCTTCCCGCGCTGCTCGAACTCTTGCTCCCAGTCCTTGCCATCTTTGGCGTACTCCGCGGCGTAGGTCGCCATTAAGGCATCGAGCCGCGTCTGCTGAGCCGTGGCGTCCTTACTGGGATCCACATGCTCGCGGCCGGGCCAGTACCATTCGTGCGGCACCTCGCCGAGAAGGCCCGCCGCCGCCAGGATCGCCTTGAGTTCCGGCCCGAAGGGGAGCGCCAGCGCCGCCTCTTCGAGCCACCGGCCAAGAATCACGTCGAGAGCAACCGCCTCAAGGTCGTCGCGGTCCACGTCCAGTGAACGCCAATACGTTTGATGATCCAGGCGCCCACTGGCGAAGTTGTATTTCGACGAGTTGCACAGTGCGATGTTGAGCGGCATGGATATCGGCCGCGCGATTTCACCCACAATCGACTCGACGTACGCGACGTGTTCCGGCGACGGTTGGGCCGCTTCGACCTGTTTGAGCCGCCATCCCATCGGCGTCGTGAGGAATGTATTGCGCTCCATATCAAAGATGGCTTGGGGCGGCAATTCGTCAGCCGTTGCGTCGCCCTCGGAATCCTTAGGCGGCATGTCGGTTTCGAGTACGCCCGAGACGTTGGCCGCTGTCTCGGCGGCGTCCAGGACGGCCAGGCGATACCGGCGCAACTGGGCGAACGTCTCAAGCGACGGCGTGAGGTCGGGAATGCCGCGATGTTGGCCAGCCCGGTCGGCCCGGAACCAATGAATCATGTCGGCGGGTTGCCAGTCGTCGAACTTGTTAAGGGTCAGGTATTTCAGATCGCCCGGATGATTCTGCATCACGCGGTACAGCCGCACGTTGCCGGCCTCGTCTAGTACCACGCCGTCGATCTCGCCCGGATCGCCAATGCGCCGCGTCGGCGCCGTTACACGGTCGCACTCAATCAGGCCGAGGTCGAGCCGTACCGCGTGCCGCAAAGTTGGGTTGTCAATCAACCCCGCGAAGCCCTCGCCATCCACCACGCGCGACATGACGAGCGTCCGCAGTTTCGGCGCCAGCCGACTCCGGCGACTCCACAGAGCGAACTCTCGCTCCACCTCGGCATTGAGCGCGGGATTGTCGGTTCTCAGTTGGAGCCGGGGCCCCGAGCCGACCAGATCGTTTGCAAACGTCGAGACGATGCCGCGTGCCCATGCGTTGTTCGCCACCTCGTACCTGGCCCGGTTGCGCAACTTCTGCCGCACGTACAGACTGTTCGCTGCGTCGGCCGACAGGCTGTCAGCCCCCAGCCAATGCCGCTCATTGTTGTCCGTGGTCTGCGCCGCGTCGTAACGGGCGCGAATGAGGACAACGCTGCCGCGCACGGGCAGAGAGTTCTCCCGGCGGGGCTTCTTGGCTCGTGATGCGGTTTTCTTGGCCATGCAGGGGTTGCTGTGGGTCCAGTGCCTACGGTCCAGGCGGCCGGATCTTCGCCATCATGCCCCGGATAAACGCCCCGATACCGCGCGAACCTGCGCCACGTGACCGCAGGTAGCGGTCGGCCTCGACAAGATCGGGCAACGGATGGGCCGTTACCTGATTCCCGTCCACCGTGGCCGACCTGGGGGCCGCGGCGGCGGTATCGAGATCGTCAGCGATTTCGTCGGTCACGAGGCACTCCGGGGCACGTTGCGGGGCACGCCACGGCAGACATATTGACTGAGGCCGATGCTACACATCACCAAGATAACAGGCGGAGGGGGTCATCCTGAACCAAACGATAGGATGAAAATGGAAATGCATACTACGGGTAGTATCTATTTCGCGGAGAGAAGCCGTTCGCGGGTTGTAATGCGGTGTCCACAGTGCCGACATGACCGCCGGCGCAGGATAACGCCGTGGCGCATCCGGGTCTGGAGCACCTCAAAGTGACGGCACCCGCAGTCGGGACACTCGATGCCAAGGGCCGGCTTGTCGGGTGCCCCCGCGACCGCAACGGGGGCGCCCGACGCCGGGTCAACCTGGGCCCACGTGCTGTCAAACTTTCTGGCCAAGATTCACCTCCTGGGCCTTTTGAGTGCGCTATCTCCTCGATGAACCCTGCAAATCGCCCGCCGTCCACTGTCGCCGCGGCTTACCGCGCACCCTTACAACCTCGTCCTGGCCGGGCAACTTCGCCCCGAGCATCGAGGCCGCCACGGCGCAGCCGACGAGACAGTCAAACCAGTGGTTGTCGGGCTTCGCCGGCCGTTGATTCCACTCGTGGACCGTCCGCCCCTGGCCCTGCGTCTCGACCCATGACTCCGACAACGTGAGGTGTGCCGCCAAGAGTTCGTGCTCGTGCGGGTCTTTGCCGAACAGTACAAACGCTCCCGCGTCGCCGGCGGGGCAGGCCAACGCTCGGTGCAGCGCCGTTTTCCAGTAGTTCACGTCGCCGGCGACGTACGGAAACTCCCGCGTCTTGCGCACCGACGGCATGTACCAGTTGTGCCCATGCGTCTCGCCCTTGTGCCGGACCCACGACGACATCGGGCGCCGGCCGGCCCGGATGCCCAGGCCGCGATATGCAACCATCGTCGCCCCGCCGTGCGAATGCTTGACAGCGTCGACGATGTGCGGCTTGTAACCCGCGTCGACAAGCAGCCGGTCAATCTTCGCCAGCCCGCTGCCGCGCGTGAAGGTCCGGTCCAGGAGCGTCGCGACAAGCCTGGCCAGTCCCGACTGTATCGCCCCGTCCGTGCCCGCGCCAGCAAACTCGCGCGCGAGCGTAAACCTCACGCCGTCCATCGAGAAGTAAGGCACCGCCTGGCGCGGATAGGTGCCATAGTCCACCAGCCAGCCCGAAAACGCATCATCCCAGCCGCACACGGCCCAAAAAAGCAGTTTGTCGTGCACGTCGATGAACGCCGTCAACCGCGTCGCCGCCAAGGGCACATCGCCTCGCGGTCGACCCGACAACTTCTCCATCACGTGCTCGGGCCGCAACAGTTCGGCCGTCCGTTCGGGCACTGGCTCATTTTGAAACTCGGCAAAGAACGCCGTCCGGCCCCTGTCGGCCAAGAGATTCATCGCGTGCTGGACAGCCGACACCTCGCCCGCCTGGCCCGTGAACCGGGCCGACCATGCCGGCTCGGCGCCGAGGTCCATTTCCGTCCGATGCTCGACGTAGAACTCTGTAGACTTGCGGCCGTCGCCGCCGGCCCGAAACTCGTCGGCCCGCGTCTGACCGTACCTGGCCCACAGGCCCTCGTTGGTCGGGAAGGCGTAGAGAAGTTTCGTCCGTTCGCCCTGGAACACCGGGTTCTCTTTGCGGTCCAGCAGTTGGTCGGCCAGGTCGCCCGGCTCGATCACCGTGCAAGGCACGATGATGCCTGTCCGGTCATCGGGCCCCGCCAAGCCCCACACGGCCCCACGCAGAATGTCTAACCGCTCCTTGGTCTGGATCAGACTGCGGGCCGTCGCGTCGGTCTGCGGGTCATCGCAGATTGCCAGCGTCGGCCGGATCTTCGCGCCATCGGGGCAGGCGTAGACGGCACCGCGGATATGGGCGTCCAGACCCGAGACACGAACCACCGCCCCCGACGCCCGGCTGCCCGGTATCGTCGGAAACACGATCTCGCTCTTGGCCCACTCGATCATCGTCGGTACACCACAGTACCGTTGCCCCCCACACCGCCGCGACTCGCCTTCCAGGGCGTGGATCGGGTAGATCGCTTCGGGGTAATCTGCCAGCAGTTCGTCGCTCGTCGACAGGTGCATCTTGACGTCGCCCAGCAACCGCAGGGCTATCGACTCAGTGCCGGCGATGAGGTAGACGAACCGATGCCGGCCCGTCAAGAGGCCCCACTCGACGGCCGCCAGGCACAGGCTCGTCTTGCCGCTGCCGCGGGGCATGGCGACAGCCAGCGTCTCGCGGTGAACGATGACCCGTTCGATCTTGGCGATGACGCGCAGGTGATCCGCCGACCACGGCAGATAGAACACTTTCGGAAAGTACGTCTCGCAGAAAAACTTGAAATCGTTGTCGGCGCGGGCCCGGCGAGAGAGGTCGACGATGGCCGGCAACTCGCCGATGTCCTGGCCGGCGAAGATGATGGCCTGGCTGTGCTCGCGCGCCTTCTTTTTCACTCGACGATAGGCGGCGGCTTTTTCGCGCTTGGTCTGAGTCATGGGGTTCTACTTGTGCGGGTTATTGTTGCGAGTTATTCTTGGGAGCCACCTTGGGAGCCACCTTGCGGGGCACCGCGGCCGGCACCTCGTCGAGGTGCCGCTCTGCGATGTCGAGTAGGAGTCCAAAGGCCGTCGCCGTGTTCTTCACGCCGGCCGTCCGCTTGGCGGCAGTCAGGGCGTCAAGCAGTCGGTCGTACTCGGCGCGGCGATTGACCCACGTCGCGTCGCCCGTCGCCTTCTCGACGACCTGGGCAAAAAGGGCTTCCGCCCGGTCGGCCTCTTCCGGCAAGAACGCGATGGAGACAAGGCGATACTCCAGCCGGGCATCCGAGAGCGGGTCCAGGGCCGGCGGGTCCATGCGGCCAAACGCTGCGTCGTCAAGGCCGCTGTATCCTTTGAGGGCCAAGTCGCCGATCTCGTCGTACAGTTCGCGTAGGATCGCCAGGTCATCTTGACCCACGAGGGCATTGTGGGAGAGCTGAATCGCCAACGACTCGGCCCGGCCGAGGGCCTGCTCGGTGTAAAGCAGCAACACTTCGGCCAGGCCCGCGTCCCGGGCGGCCTGAATCCGGTGATTGCCTGACAAGATCGTGTA